TCGTAAATAGAAAAGAAAATGTACTTTGGATATCAACCGGTACTTCACGCGGCGTTTGTTTTTTTTAAAAAAAAAATTGAAATATATTTATTATTAATCATTGTTAATATATATATTAATAATCAACTTAGAGACATCGTATTATAGAATATATATAAAATACAACAATGAATTACGAACAAATCTCAAAAATGAAATTCGCTGAATTTAAGGCGTTAGAACAAGTAGTCAACCAAGTCAAGTGTGAACGAGATGCCCGTCGAAAGGAGTTACGAGATGCCTGTCTAGAAGATGACCGTCTAAAAGAGTTACGAGATGCCGTACTAGCAGATGCGTATGATAGTGAAGACGAACCCATAAAGAATATAATTGTACGTACTAAAGCCGTCGTCGGTCACAAGACAAAAAAAATTGCTCCCAAAGAATATTTTATACCTGATGAACTATGGAAACTTGTAAAAGGATATGCGGGGATTTACAACTACCGCATCAACTGGGACAAAAAATGGACTGACATATCATCACATTATTGCTTTGCCAAACATTGTCCATCCGTTAAGGAAATGACACAAAAGTCATTCTGTAAATTAGGCAAGGATAGTCCTGAGATAGTACGCAGAATGGTATGGAAAGACCTTAAGAACATACGTGATGTCAAGGATTACAATGGCAATATTATTGGGAACACGCGGGAACTTACCTTGAAAAATTTAGAAGGCTTAGCACCCCTGTTTTACTTACCAGCTTGGTGTGTTGTAGGCGTTGAGGTGATGTGGTCTAGGAATGAATACGCAAACGACCAAACAGTGTGTTGTGGAAAAGTTAAAAAAATCACCGATAAAAATATTACGATTGATGTATATAAGAGTGTACATTCTCATTACGATTCTTCATCACACGGTGAGTGTAAAGAATATTACAAATGCGGGCACATCGACAAACAAACCATATTCACAACGGACAAAGGATTCAAATTAAAAGAACCAAATGAGGGATGGTATAGATGGAGATACGCTTAGATTATTCTTTAATCACCAACTCAATATTATCCTTCTTAGTTGATTTTGCTTTTTTTTCTTCTGCCTTTTTCTGCTTGTTTAACTTGTTTGATTCTAGCTTTGCTTTGTATGCTTCTTCTTTTGTCGAATGTTTGGGAGTTCTACCTCTTGCCTTTTTGGTGATCACATCTCCTGCTTCGCTCGGTGTTGGTTTGGTTGTCTTTGTTTTTATTTTCGGTTTATCTGCCTTCTCTTTTTGCTTTGTCTCTTTTGCTTCCTTTGCTTCCTGTGTTGCCTTCTTCTTTGCTTCGGTTGATTCTGCTTTTGATTTTTTCTTTTCCGCAATGGCCTCTTCTTTCTTGCGTTTCTTTTCCGCCTGTTGAAGTACCTTGGTTGTTAAAGCAAGGTTTGGTTCAGCTCGTTTCAAAGGGGGTTTACCATGACTCACTGATGGTTTGTATATTTTTTTTTTTGAAGGTATTTTACGATTTGGTCTAAAAACATTTTTACCTGCTTCGCTTTCTTCGTCGCTTTCTTCGTCGCTTCCTTCGTCGCTTCCTCTATCACTATCACTTGGAATAGAAGACCTCAATGATGACGCAAGAGAACTTAACAATGTACTTGAACGAACCTGTGGTTTAGGTTTGCTGAAATTATCATCCTTTCCTTCTATCGGTTTTCCTATTAAAGTTTCTTTTACTTTTGTCAAAAATGGTTTGCCATATTTTTGTTCAGTATCGTGTTTTGAGTGTTTCTTGTTGTAGTCGACATTCTTTGCCATTACTTCGGGACGACCTCTTGACAACACGGGATAGTTGGTATATAACTCTCCTGAGTGCTCTTCCATTTTTTTAATTCTGCTTTGGTCTAGTGCGTTAAAATGTTCTAGAACTATATTGACTTTATCGTACTTATGGTCCCAGTCATTTAATTTTATTTCGGGTTTTGTAAGTCCTGCTCGTCTGCTTAAATCTATAGATGAGTCATGCTGACGATTAGATAAATTCCTTGAAGTCGTCATAGGGTTTGCGAGTCGAAACCAAACTGGATTACTTTTTTTCCCATAATTTTTTGTTGGTACAGCAAGCCATGCTGGCAAATCAACTTCAAATGTATTAAACAAAGGTATATTTAATGGAGGAGACATTATATATATAGGGATGACAAATTAATTAATCCTAAATGTTTATATTTAAACAACTTAAATATAAACCCTAAACTTTACTCCTACTCTAAATACGCTGATATGCAGGAGGCATCTGTGTACTAAATTGGTAATTTGCTCCAAATGGTTGAGACTCCAAAGCGGGGACACCGCAACCCAAAATCGTGTGGCGACCGCCGATGCTATGGTATTCTCGGCGACGAGGCATGGCTCCGCCATAGAGCCCAACACCTAAGCCCATTCCCAAACCACGCCCTGCGTAGAGTCCCATACCAGCAGGGGATGCTCTTGCTTCTCCAATACGCTTGGCGATTTCAGCAGATGCTCTGTCAGCCATTGCCTTTGATGCAGAAGCTCTGTCAAGATGACCAACAGTGTCTCCGCCCATGCCGCCGTTCTTGAGTCTATCCGCCAACATATCGATTGCCTTTGCTTTATAATTTCCAACGGGAGCAGTAGGGTCTCCTCTCATTTCGTCTCGTACCATTTTTTGGTATGCTTCGGGTCTATCCATATAATCGTTCGCTGTTGAGGCTGCTAGACTGCCGAGTCCAGGCACATATGAATCAGCCGCCGTTCCCAAACTGGAAATTGCTTTTTGAACGAAGGGCTTGGCCGCAGAACCAACAGCATAAGCGAGCTTCTTGACGCCGTGCTTTTGTAAAAACTTGTCTGCTTTTTTGCCAAAAATACCTTCACCAGTAATGCTCTTGTTAGCATCAATTTCAGCTGGGGCTAAAGCAATTTGGGTGCCTTTCCCGGCTCTAATACATTTTGATATATTGTTTAATCTATGGGCGTGTACTATCAAGTTAAGACCTTCGCCCTCCATATCGTCAGTAGGTTGAACTCTTACAGCGTGTCCGTTACGTATTCGGGATTTCACTTTATCACTAATTGGTCTAATTCTAATTTGATGGAGGGGATGCTCCATGAAGGGTACAGATACGTTTTCAGTCATTTATATATACTCACAACAAAAAAAATAAAAATAAGTGGGTGTATATCTTTTCCTAAATCAAATGAGCCTTATCTACCCGTTTTGCTTTTCCACCCATTACCGCCGAATATATCCTCGCCATCCCCCATTGTTCGGGAGACTTTACACTTGGACGCACCGATTGGTGATTGGAAAAATAAGCACCTTTACCCTTATCAAGTATGGTCTCTAAACCCTCCTTCTTGTATCCGGTTAATTTTGCTATTTCGCTAATGGTATGTGATTGGTCTTTTTCAAATCCATACTTTTTATTAAACTTGTTCCTATATGTGATTAATCCCCTTCCTTGCGGTTTAATGATGATAGGCATTATTCTATAATCATTTATTTTTTTGCGGGAGAAGGTTTCGATCCTCCGTCTTTTGGGTTATGGGCCCAACACGCTTCCTCTGCGTCACCCCGCATTTCAAATAAATATAATAATTTGAAATGCGATAAATGCCTTACCATATATGGTCTTAAGCAACTCTCGCACCTGATAAAATATCTATGCTCAGACCACATTTGTACTCCACAAACACAATTAGATCCATAGCAAGAGCAGACAAGTTATTACCAATGATGTTGACTGACTTGGGCACTTGCTCTTCCACAGGCAACATGCGAGAACAATCAACCCAATAATAAGTTTGGTTCGTTTCCCAACTTAGCTGGTCAATTAATCCACTGGTGAGACCATCTGTCAAGCCACCGTTAACTGCCATGTGACCATATTGCTGATTCATATAGTGTTCCCAGCCGTAACGTTCTGTATTATAAATCATGTTCTGCCCAGCAACTACAAAATTTATGTTTGTGAATAGAGCAAATGGTGCTGTGGTGCCGCAGCCCGCAGTGTCAAAAGGAGACTGAATTTGCGGAACAGTGATACCAGTATTTCCTGGAGCAGTTCCAACAGGAGTTAGAAATGGTACCATTAATACAGACTGGATGCCCGCCAAGCCGTTTGTAATTAGTTGATTCACATAACCTCCGGGGGCAATGTTAGATACAGAATATTGATAAATATCAGTGTATTCAATACGCTTCACAGGGGATGATAGGTACGAGGACTCGAAAGTTGGATTAAAAACATAGGCAGGAACGTTTAGAGTAACAGACTGACCAAGAGACCCGGCGGCACCAACAGCACCTGCCGCCAAAAGTTTAGCACCGACGGCTACAGAGGCAAGGTAAGAATCAGCCAAGAAACAAGCACTCGTACCTGAGCCAGCAGAGGAGGCAGTAATCATTAGGGGATTCACACCCGAGTAGGCAGAGGACACACTCATAGCACTAAAAATATTTGTTCCAGCAGTTCCAGTGTGAGTAAAAGCAATGGAGGTGTTATTCAAATTTAATGTCAACCGCATGAACACGCCTTTAAGTAAGGGAACCGAGTCGAAGAACGCGTGAAGGTGTTTGAGTTTAACTTGAACCATGGCAGACTGACTGAACGAACCAGCAACCCCAATTTGGCCTTGGGTGTTGTTTGCGTTTGAAATATAGGATTTGAAAGCAGAGCGACAAGACCCGGCAGTGAAAAGAGTACTGAACGCAGACAAAGTAGGAGCAGTGAGACCCTCGGGGTGATAATTTGTGAGCATCTGTCGTTTAGCAATGGCAGGATTTGCTTGTAAATAAGAGTTGAAAGCACCGGTCACGACTGGCTGTTCAAGAGTTGGAGCGTTCACATTATTACAGATACCAATACCTGAAGCACTCAATATGGTACTGTAAGCAAGAGACAGGGCACTATCAGGATAAAATCCAATACTTGCTCCCTGTGATATAACATCTCCAATCGATAAGCTGCACTGGAGCTTAAATGTATTCCATATACTTTGCAGCGGAGTTTGTTGGCAGATCGTGGTCCCGTTATAATCTAAAGTTAAGGAGTGGATTAACGAACCTGCCCATCCTTTAAGAGCTAGAGCGTAGTCACAACTTGAAGCAGCTGTATTGGGTTGGAGATTTGCTGTAGCGGTGGTTGTAGCGTTTAAGGTAAGCAAAAGTGGGATGCTTAAGTACGCCTCGCGATATGCGAGATATTTGCTCGAATTTGCTAATTGTGCGTTTATACCAAGAACTGTGAGCATTTAACCTCACAGGGTTTCTTCTTACCTTTTTAAATGGGGTAAGCACGGTCTCCCGTGGGATTAGACTTTACCTTAAGCGTTCATCGCAACTGATTAGATTGCTCCCGCCCACTAACATCAAGTCGTTGAGGATTCGTTCATGTCCTTATCATAGCGGATTTAGAAAGTATCCTGCGGATTGCCCTATAATAACAACCTTTTTACTATACCGTATGTAATTAACATACGCCACCATCATAGTTTCCTAGATGGTTTAGTAGTTGGTACCTTGAGGGGGTTCCCGCATTTTGGAAGTGTCGCACTTCTTTCTAAAGAAGCACTAGCAATGTTTTTGACATCACTCTTATACCCCACAAATTAAGGTATCTATAACACATTGATTACCACTGTAGTTTTGGCTTTGATTATCAAGAATATTGAGCCAATCTTTGCGGACAAATACAGCGGGAGGAGCGTCACTCACTTGACTCATATCAAAAACTAAACTATCGGCTGACATTTTTATATACTCTATAGTGATAAAAAAACTGGGGAAATTATACTAATTAATTAAATACATTTTAAAAAGTATAGCAAAATAAGAACTATACTTTTGCCTAAACATTCCACCTTTAAAAAGGTGGAGCGAAAATTACTAAATGGATATAAGGTTGAAAAAGTGTATTACATGTTGAATTGAATGTTCTTTTTCTTGGTGCTAATAGGTTTAACCATCAATGCTTTAATTCTGTCCGCAAGAACCCCTCTGCCAGTTATTCTATGGTATTCTTCTAAAGAAGGGTACGAAGAACCAACGCCCGGTCCTCCTTTATTTCCAACTAAAACTGAACCACCCATTAAATGAGTTGTATGTCCTCTTGGTTGTACTAAACGTCTTTTATTTAATGATCGTGGATTAAACAACATATATATACTCGGGTGAAAAAAATATTAGAGATTAGATTTGGCAATTAATTGCTTCTTCAAGTTTCTTAATCTAATACAAGCAGACACAAGTGAATTCAACAGAGTAAATTGTTTTTGAATTTCCTTTTCTTTCGTATCATCTGTCGTCTGCTGTCCTTTCAAATCACTCAAAAGTCTCATCTGTTCTCGGTTGAATTTATCAACACACTCGTTTAAAAACTGCTCAGTAATGTCGCTGGGATTCATAATGTATATACATATCCACTTTTAAAAATTGGAGCAAAAAACGCAAATGTTTTTTTTTTCCTAAACTATTGGAATGCCCTATCCTTTGCTATTATTTTCTACCCGATTATCTTGGATTAGCAAAATGATTGTCATGTTGGGGTCAAGTATATTAATCGCACCTAAATCAGTACCGAGCAACTGGATACGCAATTGATTGTAAGTTCCGCTTAATAATCTGTTCCAAGAATACTGATTCGGTCTGTCGCTTATCTGTGTCCCTGAGGCAGTAACTGGGGTGATTGCGTAAATAATACTGCTTGGAATAGCGTATATGTTTTGAATACAATTCATTGAAAGAAACACACTAGGGTTGGGTTGGACCTGCGGAGCAACGGTAGAGAGAACGCTAAAGATAGTATTGGGTACGGCTGGTTGTGGAGTCACATATCCAGCGACAAATCCTAAAATTTCGTTAAACTTTGCGGTGAGTGTAATAGTAGCATTTGCGTTTGTTGAACCAAGACCAAGGCCACTTGGATTTGTCCAGCCTACAGGCAGTGCGGTTAATTGAGGATAAGTGTTAATCTGTACCGCATAGAGAGTTGGGTTCAACAGAAATTCAATGTAATAAACATTTTGCCCTAAATCATTAACCAAATAAGTTCCGTTTGTAATAAACGTGTATTGTAAGAAATTATTGAGGTCTGTAATCTCGTATATCCCGTCGGGAATAACCACATCAAAATTCACTTGACCCGCACCAGTGTCGTAAGAATAACTAAACTTGTTGTTTTGTAGGGGATTTGCATTTATGTTGGTCCACGAATAAAACATATTAACCTGTGCTACGGCAACGCTATGATTATCGAAATTCACACTACTTGGGAACTGGTAAATCAACGTGTTGTTATTAGAACCTGGTACAATATTTCGTGACGTAAAAGTTACTGTAGATGGCATATTATATATACATACACATTTAAAAAAAGTGGAGCAAAAAAACGTGTATTTTTAAATTGCCTAAACTATTCCTTTTGCTCTACTTTTTTAAAAAGTGGATTTAATTGTTATATCTCAAAATCTGCTGATTGATTTTCATTTCAGGAACTGTAATATTTGAGGTCTTGATTGGTTTGAATTTTGGGATTCCAATAACAAATGGAATCGTCGAGCCTCCAAAGTAAAATGGCACTTGATTACCATACGAAGCTGTTTGAGTTTTCCAATGGTCTTGCTTGTCTCCGGTTTGTATTGTTGGGAAATTCATTTATATATACTGACAACAAAATAATCCTAAAGTGTCGTCGTTTCCTTTTCTGCCTTTTTCATTGCCCTATATGCTTTTTGATATTCTCGTATTTTATCCTTATTGCTGTTGTAGTAAGCAATTTGCTTTTCTGTCATTGAACCTTTTGTCTCCTCGTACTTGGCCTTTGCTTTTGCTAAAATAGTTTCTTTGTTCTTCTCATACTTTGCCTTTTTAAGTGCTTTGTTTATTGGGTCTTTATACCATTCTTCCTGATACTTTCTACAATTTTCTTTTTGAACCTCGGGCGGTACGTAAGCTTTACGGTCGTTGATGCTTTCTAATTTTTCCATCCACTCTTGTTCAATTTGCCTTAATGTTTCCTTTGGGATATCCGTTTGTAAAACATTGATAACATAGTCTCCTCTGTCTATTATTTGCCTTGACCTACATCCATTATTCTTTGTTTTGTGTAATGCTTTACGCAAACACATTCGTAGGCTAGTTGACCCGATGTACCTTTCGTTAGTTTGATTACAGACAATCTCATAAATCTTTCCCATGTTTACTTATACATATAGAAAATACTTTTATTTTAAAAATTAAACGCAATAAACAAACCCATCCTAAAGTCGAACCCCTTCCTTATTCCTTCTTTCTTTCTTTTTTTTTATAATAATCTAAAGTTAAGATTTATTATAAAAAGGTGAAGGGTGAACGTGTGTATAGTGATTTATTTTCATATATTGGAATTTTTAGAAAAACGCGAAAAAAAAAATATTCTCGCGTTTTTGTTTTTTTCTGTACAGATTCAAAAAAAACCACTATACACACGTTCACTGTTCACGGTCGCTTAACTTTAGATTATTCTAAGTGAGCCTTAATGTATTGTTTAAATTGATTATACATGTGGAAATCTTTCAACATTTTGATTAATGTTTCGCTGTCTTTATCGTCACAAAGACTTTCTATATCCTCTTTTGTAATTGGAAACGTTTCGGTCTCTGTATTCGTTGATTCTCTACAAATTCCACATGTACCGTATGATATCACTTGTTCTACGCAACCCTCGCAATAATTGTGTCCGCAATTATGGAGTGGACATTTATAAATTTCGGTTTCGTCGCTATAATCCTCTAGACAAATGGGACATTTTGTATCAGTGTCTTCAAAAGCAGATTGTTGTACTGATTCGCTCTCAATTTGGTGTCCGTCTAAATGTATCCAAATCAAATGTGGTGTAATCTCACATATGAGTTCCTCTAAATATGTATCTAAATCGAAAAGTGGATGGGAATAGAGTTCTTCTAATTGTTGATAATAAGTTGGATTCATTTTAATGTTTGGGTTATTAATATATATATTAACAATCTCTTTAAATCGTTTTAAACATTAATCTTATTTAATTAGAAAATGTTTTTTGCGTTTTTTCAAAAAAAATAAAAAGTTGTTAATAAATATAGAAATGCCCTTTACTTTAGTAGATTTGCGGAAAAATGATAATCATACAAAAATCCAAGTTGTGCTCATGGTTGAAATGGGTAAGCCACCTTTGACGCCATTTAAGTCTTTGAGCTTGGGAGGTCAACGTAAATTCAATGAGAGGTTGAATACGTATATCAAATCGTTTCCTGATAATGAGGAGGAATGGGACGCCAAGATTCAGGAAGATTTCAATACTGCGTGTCTTGAAGAATTATTCGTACCATCATTCAGGCCGGAAAATCAGTTCGTTGCGATTTTAAACACGGATATAATAAGATTAAGACGTGAAGGAGAAGAGGACCAGGACTAAAGTGGATTTAGCAAAAAGGTCCTAAATAAAATATAATCATTTTAATTTCATAATTTAAATGATTTTGCCACATTTTTTTAAAGTATGTATATACATATATATAGATGTCAGTCAACAGTATTTTCGCCGGTTCAACACCTAACAGCAGAGATGCGATACGCCAACAGTATTTGAATTATTTAGCATTGGAAATTGCGAATCAAACCAAGAACTTGAATGCGAATAAATTATTCAGGGCAAATGGAACAACGGGAGCACATCCGGCTGATACTCGGTCAGCTACGGAGAAATATGCTGATTTAGACGGATTGAAGCAATCGGTTCGTTCAGGATTACGTCAAATCACTGATGGCCGAGAAGCGGAAGTGATTGTTGCTGAGCTAACTACAAATGAAATCGAATTTTTGGCGGGAACATTACCAGCTGTTATTGCTGATTTGAAACCCAAGTGGGCGATGGGGGTTCCAGCTGGTTCATTTATTCCGTACATTAGGAAATACATGCGAAAAGCAATTGAAACTCAAGGAGTCGAATATGGTCTTCAGCAACCTCAAATCGGTGGAGTTGGAGGGGGAGTTATAACTACGGCTGCCAATTTAGTCCCTCGTAATCAGTTAGATGACTTGGCTGGTAATTTGGAATTAGCCAGTTTAAAAACGAATGTAGGAGATAGAGCAAAAATAAAACTTGCTGAATTGATGGGTTTAGGCAAAACTAAATACCAAGGTACTGATGGTGGTTTTAGAGGACGAGAACAAACTTTAGCAGTGCTCATGAAGAAGATGCCTAATTTAGACGACAGAAGAGCAATTGCCGATGAAGGTAGCGTAGACACTTTGTATGAATATGACCAACATGTAAACGAATTAGGAGAGAATATGCCCTCATCAAATGAAATTAAATCACTCACAGACGCAATACAAGACGCAATAGAAAATGACCGATACGAGGATTTAGACGACTATTTGCTTGACCTTGAAGGACTGCTAGATGGAATTGATTGGGAATTATTGGATGTTGTTTATGACACAGCACAAACCGCTAGACAAATATTAAGAGGCGAACTGTCTGCTCCCCAATTAAAACAAGAACAGCAAATAAGGAGTATTAGACCTAATTTAAGAGATTTGGAAAGAGTTCAGGATTTTGAAAGTATTGACCCATTTGCCGGTGAAGAATTATTAGCAAGACCAAGACAAGCATTTGGTCAGGAAATAGCACCCGAACAAGAAGAATCAAATTTACCGAGTGCGTACGCAATGCCTCAAATGCCTCAACAACGACCAATTAATGACCCATTTGAAGGAGACCGCTTTGCTGGTAGTGAGTTTTTGACTGCGGAAGAATTTCAAACATTGACTCCAAAAGAAAAGCGAAAATTGATAATAAGGTATGATAGAGATGGTGGGTTTGACCCTTACCCCGAATTATCACCCGAAATACAAAAAATTACAATTGGAGGAGATGTTGATGAAGACGAGTTGGATTATTTATACGGTCATTATTTGGTGCTGACTGGAAACGATACGGGAGACCTTGATTTGATGGAACCAATGGAAGAAGCACCACAACCAATGGGGCGACCACAATTTCAAGAGGAAAGCGGATTACGGTTTGCCGAGCAAGAAGAAGACCCATTAACAGACCCAAATGCTGGTGACGGTGGTTTATCAAGTTTTTACGCATTACCACGGGATAGAAAAATTTCAATTTTTAAAGACATTGCTGACGCAGAAGGAGGACGTACAAGACGAGGAGACTATGTTAAAAATCAATTATTATTTATTAGAGCAAACACTCCTACCTCTAAATTGAATTCTATTATGGACACATTTGATTCTATTGATGTCGACATTCCAAGCGAATCAATCTCACTAGAAGAAGACGTTGGTTTTGAACCAGCGGCTGAAAAAGCATCACAAATTTACACAGAGACCTCGTCGAAAAAAGACAGACCACCAAGACCCAAAGCATCAGCATCCTCTCCCCCCGATTCTATGGAAGAATTCCAAAACATAGATTTAGATGTTAGACGTGAAATATTAAAAGGGTTGGTTGGTGTTCCAAAACAACTTGGAAAAGACATAGCAAAATTAGCAGATAAAGCACGTGATACAACAGTGGATAGATTATATGAACGATATTTGTATTATAAACAGTCAGGAGAAGAAAACCCTGATCTATCTCAATCAGCCATGAGTTTACTGCCAAGTACTGCTAGTAAAAAAGGAGGGGAATCAACTAGCAGTACACAACTAGGAAGCTCAGCAAAATCGGGGGCTAGTAATGCTCCAACTGAAGAGCTTTTTGCCCAACCATCTATCGGCGAAAAATCAAAAGTAGAGTTTCATTATCCAAAAACCAACACAGAATTTAAAGGACTAGAAGTAGCAGACAAAAGAAAGATTATTGACCGAACAATAAGAGACGATATATATGAAGCAGAACGATACACCGATACAGACGATAAAGACTACGACCAATCAACCGCTGATAAAGTTGAGGCAATTGTAAAATCATTTCAAGGCAAAGACCCATCGCTAATGTCAGGCGAGGTTCTAAATGATATTTACAAAACTATTTTACCATTTATTAAAGAAGGTCAAGCAACGGGAAGAGTTGGGTTTGGTCTACCTGCTCCTCATCACATTATAGGTACACACGGATACGGATTAAAAAAGACTCACACAATGCCCGATGGTTTAATAATGACTGGTGCTAAACATACATCAAAAAGCAAAAAGAAAGGTAACATCATATTTGGTATGGGTTTAGCAACTGCTTCCTCTTTTCCCAAAAGCGAAGCAAAAGTACGATTAGAACACAAGAATATCGATTTCACCAAGGGAATCACTGCTGAGCCTACTTACGTGCCTTTTGGAACTCACTTGCTTAACAAGCACAAACTAAAAGACAATATTGTAATGTTGCGAACCAAGAAAGGTGGGGCGATTCAAAATATTGAAACACAAAAGGTCAGTGGAAAACTCTCCAAAGTCTTACATACGATATGTGGAGGCAGTATTCCACAGTTTGAAAGTGTGATGGATTTAGCTGATAATGACAAGGCACTGTTACACCGCATTACAAAAACAACCAAGGTCAGTGATCGTCTCTCTGTACCAAATCCTAATAAGAGCAAAATGGAAGAAGAGGACAATCGATTTAATATTTTGCGTGGAGAGGTCGCTCTAAATAACGACAATCCCGCAGTCATTAAGGAGTTCAAAGTGTTGCTCTTGAAATTTATGAATGAAAGACGAGTGCCTATAGGTCAAGGCAGGGCAATTCTTGAGGAGATGTTAATGTTGGGATATTAAACCCGACCTTTAGTAATAGAAAAGAAGTTTTAAGCACGCCAGTGGATTACATCGAGCAAACCCTTACGGAATTTGTTTGGTGGGTCAGCCTCCATATCCACAACAAGAGGCGAGAATTTCTCACGAGTAGCGTACTCATAAATTTGGTTTAATTGTTCTTTATCAATACCTAAACCAAGTTCACTTAAAATCATGCGGGCATCTCGTGCTCCTGATAATTTCAAAATAACCAAATAGGAACAATTACATCTTATCACTTTAGGTACTTGGTAATAATTCTGTGCTAAATAAATGACTGAGCAGTTTTTCTTTCTCGCACGGATGTAGTAGTTCATGATGGGTTCTTGATTTTTCATTAATTGTAGATCATCGAAGCATACTAGGTGATTCACTTTTTTATCCATTTTATCTAAAATTGGTAAATTTTCAATACCCTCCTTAATAGCAATGGAAGGACATTTTTTGAACAAAAACGAATACAATGGTTCGTCCTTGTTTTTTGTGATGATGGTGATATCTTCAAAAGTTCCCTTCTCTCCACACGAGAATAGGTATATCAAATTCACAAGAAAATTTGTCTTTCCACTGCCTGACGGGGCTACTATCACCGCACGAAAGGGAAGGTTCAAATTATGGAGATGTTTGTTTGGGTTTTCCGCGTTGTCGAGCATATCTTTCGGGATTCTCTCATAGAAATTAATGATTTGGGACGATGTACTCATTATATATACCCTTTTAAAAAAAGATGTAGCAAAAGTACTAATACATTATTTTAGCGTATTTTGCTAAACTTAATTTGTCAGGGTATATATATATATATCATGGCAGCCTATCCTCCACCAAGTTTCTATAGTAATGTATTTGATACAAACGCATTCAATCAAAGTGATGGTACTGCTGGATTGACAGAGGCAGAGGCAGATTTGCTTTACTACCAATACCCAGTAGGGCAACCATTCGAAACATTACAACAGACAGACCATACGGGTTTAGCAACATTTAACGCGGGGATTGATATTAACACGGGGACACTAAAATTCCCTGATAATACGGTACAGACAACGGCGGCGACTGCAGGAGTAAATTTACTTCCATTAAACAACGTTTGGACTGGAACAAATGAATTTCAATCAACCGCTCAATTTGATAGTGCTTTAATAGTGTCTAATGGAACTCAAAACACATCACTCGGTAATGGATTCTTACCATTAGCAGTGGGACAAGGAACACAGAATGTATTTGTTGGCGTTGGGGCGGGTCTAAATGCTCTTTGTGGTAGTGGTAATACAGTATGTGGTTATTTCTCGGCGAGTCAAGGTATGACTTCTGCCTCAAATTATAATACTTTATACGGAGAAAGAGCGGGTCAATATTTA